CCGCTCTGGCTGGTGATCGTCCTGGCATTGCTGGGCGGCCTCAGCGGCGAGATGTGGCGCGCCGACAAGGCGGGCGCGCGGGGCTGGTCGCTGCTGCGGCGGCTGGCGTTGCGATCCGGGGCCTGCATGGTCTGCGGGGTTTCGACGGTGATGCTGCTGTATGCCAGCGGCATGTCGATCTGGAGCGCCAGCGCCTTTGGCTGCATGACCGCCATGGCGGGGGCCGACGTGGCCATCGGGCTCTACGAGCGCTGGGCCGCCAAACGCCTGGGGTTGCGTGATGTGTCCCAGGCCGATGAGCGACAGGAGGCATCGAAATGAGCGAACTGGCCACCTTGTATGGGGCATTGACCGCAACGATACGTGAGGCGATTCCGGAACTTGCGTCGGTCGACATCGCATCAGAGACAGGCGACAGCCCCGGCTTGCCGTCGCTACGCCATGGCATCGTGCGCATGACGGCGGACGCAGCGCCCCGGGATGGGCGCTCGGTGCTGGTCACCACCTTCGAGGCGGACATCACCCCCGACCTCGGCAGCCCGGAGGCGCGCCTGCAGGGAAGCCTGCTGGCTGCCCAGATGATGGACCTGCTGCGCCAGCAGTTCTGGGGGCTGGACTTCGTCGAGGCGAGCCGCAATGCCCAGGCGCAGTTCGAAGGCGGGCACTGGATCGTCCGTTGGGAGCAGCCGGTGCTGCTGGGCGAACCCCAGTGGCACTGGCCCGATCAGCCGCCGGGCACGCTGGTGTTCGGCATCGATCCCGAGACCGGCCCTGGCAATGAAGCAGGATACATCGCCCCGGAGGATCTCCGATGAGCTATGCCAGCGCGATGCACGACCGCATGCTGGCGGGCCTGGTCATCCCGTGCCACGTGGTGGCCGTGGACCTGGCTGCCGCGCGGGTGAGGGTTTCCGACGGCACTTGGACCAGCGCCTGGCTGCGCTGGCATTCGCTGGCCGCAGGCAAGGCGCGTCATTGGCGCGCGCCCAGCCTGGGTGAGCAGGGCGTGCTGGTCAGCCCCAGTGGCGAACCGGCCCAGGGCACGTTCGTGCCCGGCCTGTATGGCAATGCCGGGCGTCCGCCGGACAACCGCGACCATGTGGAAGTCTGGCGCTTCGACGATGGCGGCTCGCTGACCTACGACTGGCAGGCGAAGCGTTATGACATCCAGTTGCCTGCCGGCAACGCCAGCATCCAGGTCGGTGCCAGCACCCTGCTGGTCAGCGATGGCGCCATCGACCTCGACGCCACGACCATCACCCTGACCGGTCAGGTCATGCTCAACGGCCCGCTGACGGTCAGCGGCGACATCAACGGCGGCGGCCGGATCATCGATACCGCCGGCAACACCGCCAACCACAAGCACTGATCGAGACCCGCCGTACCGGCAACGCTTTCGCGGGGAAGCACATGCCCCGCCCCACAGATACAGATGCGCTGTTGGGAGCACCGCAAGCATGTGGGAGCGGGTTTACCCGCGAAGAGGCGCTCGGTGCACTCGAGCGAACAGCGTTGCCGCTGCGGGCTCTCTGCCACCAGGAGACTGCTTATGCGATCCCATCAACGGGCCTTGCGCCCCGCAACAGGAGGTGCGCCATGATCGGCATGGACCGCCACACCGGCCAGCCACTGGCCGGCACCGCCCACCTTCGTCAATCCATCGAGGACATCCTTTCCACGCCGCTGGGCAGCCGCCGCATGCGTCCCGAGTACGGCAGCCAGCTGCGTCGCTATGTCGATCTGCCGGTCAATGAGGGCTGGAAGAGCGCCGTGCAAGCCGAGGTGGCGCGTGCCCTGGGCCGTTGGGAACCCCGCCTGAAACTGGAGCGGGTGAAGGTGGTGTCGGTACTCGCCGGTCAGGTCAACCTCTCTCTGAGTGGCCGCTACCTGGGTGACGAAGCCTTGGTGGAGGTGAGTGTATGAGCCAGGTCGACCTGTCGAAACTGCCCGCACCGCAACTGCTCGAGGACCTGGACTACGAGGCGCTGTACCAGGAGGACCTGGACACTTTCCGTACCCAGATGGGGGACGGCTGGAGCGCCCAGCTGGAAAGCGATCCGGTGACCAAGCTGCTGGAGGTCGGCGCCTACCGCAAGCTGCTCAACCGGGCACGGGTCAACGATGCGGCCAAGGCGCTGCTGCTGGCGTATGCCCAAGGGAGCGACCTCGATCAACTGGCTGCCAATGTCAGCCTTCAGCGTCTGGAAATCCAGGCCGAGGACCCACAGGCGGTGCCGCCGCTGGCCCAGGTACTGGAGTCGGACGATGCCCTGCGCGAGCGGGTGCAACTGGTCTACGAAGGCCTGACCACCGCCGGCCCCCGCAACAGCTACATCCTGCATGCGCGCAATGCTTCGGGGCAGGTCGCTGACGCGACCGCCGAAAGCCCGGCGCCTGCCGAGGTGGTGGTGACCGTCCTGGGCCTGGATGGTGACGGCCAGGCCTCGACCGAGTTGCTCGACGTGGTGCGCCGGTACCTCAACGATGACGATATACGCCCCGTGGCGGACCGCCTGACGGTGCAGTCCGCGCAGATCCTGCCGTATCGCATCGATGCGGTGGTGCACATGGCCGGTACCGGGCCTGAGAACGAGGCGTTGCTGGTCGAGTGCGAGCGGCGCCTGGCGGCCTGGATCAATCCGCGTCGCAGGCTCGGGGCGGAGGTTTCCCGCTCGGGCATCGACGCCCAGTTGCACATCGGCGGGGTAAGCCGTGTGGAGCTGTCCGACTGGGCCGACATCCGTCCGAACAAATCCCAGGCCGCCTGGTGCGAGGGGTTCACCGTGGTGCGGGGTGGCTGACATGACAAGCCTTCTGCCGATCAACAGCACCGCGCTGGAGCGCTCCCTGGAGTGCGCCAGCGCCGAAGACCTCAAGCCTGCCCTGCGCACGCTCTACAACCCCGACACCTGCCCGGCCCATTTGTTGTACCCGTTGGCCTGGGCCTGGTCCGTGGACCGTTGGGACAACAGCTGGAGCGAGGCGGTCAAGCGCTCGGTGATCCGCGGCGCGTTCTCCGTCCATGCCCACAAGGGCACCCTCGGTGCGCTGCGCCGGGTGGTCGAGCCGTTCGGCTACCTGATCGAAATCAACGAGTGGTTCGAGATGGAACCGCCCGGTGTGCCGGGCACCTTTTCGCTCAAGGTCGGGGTCGCCGACGAGGGTATCAGCGAGCAGACGTACCAGGAGCTGACGCACCTGATCGACGATGCCAAGCCCGTCAGCCGGCATCTGCTGGCCCTGGACGTCAGCCTTGAAGCGCTCATTCCGGCCTACCAGGCCGTTTCCGTGTTCGATGGCGAGGTGATGGAGGTGTATCCGTGGGAGGCGTCGGATATCGACGTGTACCTGGACAGCTTCAGCCTTGTGAGCGAGCACATCACAGACACACTGGACGTTTATCTGAATGGCTAACTCAACCACGCAATTCGGTGGGTTCCTGACCAACATCGGGATTGCCCAGCAGGCCAACAGCGCCGCGCTGGGCGTACCGTGGAACATTACCCACATGCTCATCGGGGACGCTGGCGGCGACCCGTCCGAAACACCGGAGCCCACCCCGAAACCGACGCAGACGGCCTTGGTCCGCCAGGTGCTGCGCGCCCAGCTCAACGCCCTGTATCCATCGCCGGCCGACCCGGCCGTGCTGGTGGCCGAGCTGGTCCTGCCTCCGGAAACCGGCGGCTGGTGGATACGCGAACTGGCCCTGGAGGATGCCAACGGCCATTTCGTCGCCGTGGCCAAGCCTGCACCCAGCTACAAGCCGCTGCTCGCCCAAGGCTCGGGTCGCACGCAGACGATCCGCATGCATGTGGTGTTCGGCAACGTCGCGAACATCAACCTGAAGATCGACCCCAGCATCGTGCTGGCCACCCGCGACTACGTGGACAAAGCCCGGGAAGCGGCCGAGCTGTACGCCCGCAACCAGCTCAAGGCCCACACCGATGCGCCGAACCCGCACCCGCAATACCTGCTGCGCTCGGCGGTGGCCAAGGACTCCGGACCGCTGGCCTGGCTGGGGGATGCGGCCGGCACGGCCAACGCCTTGACCCTGACGCTCAAGCACAGCGAGGCTGCGTTGTCGGCCTACGCGGCGGGGCAGCGTTTCCAGTTCAAGGCGACGGCCAGCAACACCGGCCCGGTCACGGCGAAGATCAACGGCCTGGCCGCCGTGGCGGTGAAGAAGTCCGAGGGCGGTGGCCTGGTGGATCTGGTCGGTGGCGACATCCGTGCCGGCGCGCTGTACGACCTGAACTTCGATGGCACCTACTTCCAGCTGGGCGGTGGCGTGGGAGCAGGCAAGGCGTTCGAGCGGTTCTCGTTCGAGGCTTCGGTGGGGCAGAGTGTGTTTCCTGCACGCCACACGACCGGCAGCATCATCGTGCTGCGCAACGGGCGTGAAGTCACCGACTACGTGGCCGACGGCGAGACCGTAACGCTCATGACACCCTGTGACATGGGGGACTCGGTGCAGATCCTGGCGTTCAGTTCGTTCAGGACCACCGACACCTACACCAAGGCCGAGCTGCAAGCCCTGTTGCTCACCGCTGGCGCATTGCCTGTCGGCGGCATTCTGCCGTTCCCGCGTGGCGTGGTGCCGGCTGGCTACCTGGAACTGGACGGTAGCGAGCAGAAGATCGCAACGTTCCCGGACTTGGCGGCATACCTGGCCGGGGCTTTCAACAAGGGTGACGAGCGAGCCGGTTACTTCCGCCTGCCTGATGGACGGGGCGAGTTCCTGCGTGGTTGGGATCATGGGCGTGGGGTGGATGCTGGTCGTGGGTTAGGCAGCATGCAGGGCGATGCAATCAGGAACATTACCGGTAACCTCATTAGCCGCACATTGGCTGGTTCGGGGGTGGGGGCAATTTCTGGTGGGGAACCCCCGTCTCCGTTTGGCACAACGGTACAAAAAGCTTTCCCGAGTGCTTCTGCCCCCGTATCTACCGGTGCTGGCTCCTATAGCCTGGATAGCACTCCCTTTGACGCATCTCGTGTGGTTCCAACGGCCTCTGAAAACCGTCCACGTAACTTGGCGGTGATGTGGTGCATCAAGGCCTGGAACGCGCCCGTGAATCAGGGGCAGATCGATGTCGGCGCGCTGGTTGAGGAATTGACGGCACTGCGTTCGTCCACACCCGTTGGCGCTATTCTGCCGTTCCCGAAGGCCGAGGTGCCCGCTGGCTACTTGGAGTTGGACGGCAGCGAACAAAGCATCGCGACTTATCCCGATCTGGCGGCCTATTTGGGCACCGTTTACAACAAGGGCGACGAGCGAGCCGGTTTTTTCCGCTTACCGGACTACCGTGGCGAGTTCCTGCGCGGCTTTGACCATGGCCGAGGCGTCGACGCCGGACGAGCGATTGGTAGCTGGCAAAAAGGTTCGTTCGAAGTTGCTGACATGCCTTCTGGTGGCCTTGGGGCAGTTGCTTTGGCCCCCTCAGCGTCACAGGGCCCCAGTGATTTTGGTTATGACTCGGTATCGGATGCAGAGTGGGGAAATCTGACGGTTGTCAACACATCCTCCTTGACTCCGGTCAAGCCATCCAGCGCAAGCTGGATGCTTGGCATGAGCCGCCCGCGCAACCTGGCGGTGATGTGGTGCATCAAGGCCTGGAGCGCCCCCGTGAATCAGGGGCAGATAGATATTGCCGCATTAGCGGCATCTGTTGAACGCAACCGCGTGAGGCGAGTTGCTCGTGTCACCAGTGCTGCGGTGCAGACACTCACGGGAACGGCTACAGGTCCGGTTGCCTTCGAACCACTGACGACACCTGTCCAGGCCAACGGCGGCTTGTATCGAATCAGCGCGCGTTTGCAAATGAACGTAAGTACCGCTGGCATGACCGGCAGCAACTATATCTCTGCCGCGCTCATGAGCGACGCGACTTCCCTTGATCTGGTTGCATTCAACATTGTCGAGAACACCTGGACTGGGTTCAGTGCTGCTCTGGAATGGACGGGTGTCCTGAATGCTCCGGTCAACCTATCCGTGACATTTTCGAAGAGCAGTACCGCTGGCACTGTCGCGATCAACGTTGATCGCGACAACAACACGAACAATGACAGCGGTCAGCTTTCCTATCTCGAAGTCACCCGTTTGGGAGATGCAGCATGAAGCGATTGGGGAAATACAACCCTGGAATTGTTGAACCGCAAATGTTGTTGGCCGTGATAGAGGCAACCGACATAGAGGCGGGGCCTGGCTTGGTGGATCTATCGGAACGACCAGAAATTGGCCCTGCTTCGTGGTTCCTCGCCACAGACAACCGCTTTATCGAAGATCGCCCAAGTCCGTCTCATTTTTGGAGCAACGGTGGCTGGGTGCTTGATGCTGCACTTGATACTGCGGCGTTTGTTTACGCTGAGCGTGTATGGCGCGACAGTGAGCTCGGCTCTGTTGTATGGCTGCGCGATCGCCACCGCGATCAGTTGGAGATTGGTGTGCCCACCACGATGACGCCCGAGCAGTTCACCGAACTGCTGCTGTTCATACAGTCGCTGCGCGACTGGCCCCAGTCTGAGGCCTTCCCCGACACGTCGGCGCGCCCCGTGGCACCGGCATTCCTTGAACAGATGAGGGTTGATCAATGAGTCGTGCAGATGGCTTTGCGGTAAACGACAAGGCTGTGCAGGACTTCGTCCTGGATGGCGAAATCACCGACGCCGAGATTGCCGCTGGTACGGTACAAGGGCGAAAGTGGTTCAGTCTGCGCCGCTTGCGCTTGGGATTTGCCTGTCGCCTGACGACTAATGGTTACATCGCCCTCCCGGTCTGGTTGGGTGGTTTTATTTTGCAGTGGGGGTTCAGCTCCAATAGTGCGGCGGAAAGGGGGGTGATGTTCCCGCTGGAGTTTCCCAATGCCTGTTTGGTGGGGTTCGCTTCGTTAGGGCGACATCCCGGAGATCCCGGTGGTGAGTCGGCAGCGGCATATTCCTTTACCAAGACGGGTATGACGTTGTTCATTCGTGATGACGGCACAGCGCCCGCCGGTTACTGGCTCGCCATCGGCTATTGAAGGGGGCGAAATGGCACGTTTTTATAGTCAATCTACAGGCTGCACGTACCTACCGCAGATCCATGGCGAGGCAATGCCATTGGATGCTGTAGAGATCAGCGAGGCGGTTTTCCTGGCAGTGATCGCCAACCCAGCTTCCGGAAAGATCCGTTCCCACGTCGACGGCCTGCCGGTGTTGATCGATCCACCTCCAGCAACGGCTGATCAGCTGGCCGAACTAGAGCGCACATGGCGCGACACCGAACTGCTGGCCGTCACCTGGTTGCGTGACCGTCACCGCGATCAACTGGACACCAGCGCTCAAACCACATTGAGCACCGAACAGTTCGCGGAACTGCTGGCGTACATGCAATCCCTGCGCGACTGGCCCCAGTCCGAGGCCTTTCCCGACACCACCCAGCGCCCCACGGCACCGCCCTGGATCGCTGAACAAACCCGATGACGCCCCGCACCGACGGGGCGTTTTCTTATCTGCTGTAACCCTCTTGGCCCCGCATCGCGGGGCCTTTGCATATCTGGAGAACTAAATGACTGGATTCTTCCACGGCGTCACCGTGACCAACGTCGACACCGGCGCACGCAGCATCGCGCTGCCGTCGTCCTCGATCATCGGCCTGGTCGACACCTTCACCGAAGGCCCGGGCGTCACCGCCAAGGCCAACGACCTGGTGCTGATCACCAGTGAGCGCGAAGCGGTCGCGGCGTTCGGCAAGGACGCGGCGATCACCAAGGCCTGCCGTGCCATCTACACCCGCGCCAAGGCGGTCATCGTCGCGTGCGGCGTGGCCAAGGTCGCAGCGGCGGGCGAGCAGACGGCGGCCATCATCGGCGCGGTCGAGGCCGACGGCAAACGCACCGGCCTGCAAGCGCTGCTCGACGGCAAGAGCCGCTTCAACGCCCAACCGCGCCTGCTGGTGGCGCCCAAGCACAGCGCGACCGATGCGGTCGGTACCGCTCTGGTGGCACTGGCCGACAAGCTGCGCGCCATCGCCATCCTTGACGGCCCCAACAGCACCGACGAGGCCGCCATCAGCTATGCCAGCAACTTCGGTGCCAAGCGCGCCTTCATGGTCGATCCGGGCGTGCGCCATTGGGACAACGAGAGCGAAGCCACCGTCGATGCACCGGGCTCCGCCTGGGTCGCCGGCCTGTTCGCCTGGACCGACAACGAATATGGCTTCTGGGCTTCGCCCTCGAACAAGGAGTTCGTCGGCATCACCGGCACCGGCCGCCCGGTGGAGTTCCTCGATGGTGACGACAGCTGCCGCGCCAACCTGCTGAACAACGCCAACGTCGCCACCATCATCCGCGACGACGGCTTCCGACTGTGGGGCAACCGCACGTTGTCCAGCGACCCGAAATGGGCCTTCGTCACCCGTGTGCGGACCATGGACATCGTCATGGACGCGATTCTCTACGGCCACAAATGGGCCGTGGACCGCGCCATCACCGCCACCTACGTCAAGGATGTGACCGAAGGCCTGCAGGCCTTCATGCGCGACCTGAAGAACCAGGGCGCGATCATCAACTTCGAGGTCTATGCCGACCCCGAACTGAACACCGCCAGCCAGCTGGAGCAGGGCAAGGTGTACTGGAACATCCGCTTCACCGACGTACCGCCCGCCGAAAACCCCAACTTCCGCGTCGAAGTCACCAACCAGTGGCTGACCGAAGTCCTCGATTCCGCTGCTTAAGGAGCGCATTACATGGCAATGATTCCCGAAACCCTCGCCAACCTGAACCTGTTCGTCGATGGCGTCAGCTTCCAGGGCGATGTCCCCAGCCTGACCCTGCCCAAGCTCACCCTGAAGATGGAAGAGCACCGCCCCGGTGGCATGGACATGCCGGTCGAGATCGACCTGGGCATGGAGAAGCTCGAAGCGGCCTTCAGCACCACCGGCGTGCGCCGTGAATCGCTCAAGTTCTTCGGCCTGACCGACAGCAGCGCCTTCAACGGTACCTTCCGCGGCGCCTTCAAAGGCATCAAGGGCAATATCACCCCGGTGGTCGTCACCCTGCGTGGCGCGCTCAAGGAAGTCGAAATGGGCGACTGGAAGTCCGGCGAAAAACCCGAGATCAAGCACAGTGTCGCCGTGGCCTACTACAAGCTCGAAGTCGATGGCCGCCAGGTCTATGAAGTCGATGCCCTGGGCATGAAACGTGTGATCAACGGTGTCGATCAACTGGCCGCCCAGCGCGCGGCCCTCGGCTTGTAAGGAGGCCTGGCAATGGCTCAAGCGAAAAATCTTCCACAATGGCTGACCCTCAGCGCCGACCACGTGACCGTGCGCCTGTCGCGCCCCAGCGAGGCCAATGGCGTGCAGATCGACACCCTGTCGCTGCGCGCCCCCACGGTGCGTGATATCCGCGCCGCCCAGGCCGGTGGTGCCAGCGATGACGAGCAGCGCGAACTGAACCTGTTCGCCTCGCTCGCCGAAGTGGGCGTCAAGGACCTCGAAGGCTTGGCCCTGAAGGACTACAACCGCCTGCAGACGGGCTATTTTCGCCTGGTGCAGGACGACGGGCTTTGATCCTGCCTGGCAGAAGGCCGCCGCCCGGCGACTGGCCAAGGAGCTGAACTTTTCCGCGAGCGAAATCATGACCATGTCGTACAGCGACATGGTCTGGTGGCTGGCGGAGTGACCAGGAGGAATCTATGGCGAACAAGCCAGCGATCACGCTGGAAATCGGCGCTGCCGTCAATCCGAGCGTGGGCGAGGCGCTCAATGCATCCAAGGACAGCATCGACAGGCTACAGGCCGCGCTGGGCAAGGCAATGGTCCTGGATGTCGATATCTCCAAGTATCTGTACGCAGCCGCTCAGCTCGACGCTGCTCGGCGCAGCGGAGCGGCATCGCTCGGAAAGTTGCAGAGTGCTTTGGACAAGCAAGTCAACGTGCTGCGTGCGCAGGGGCTGGAAGTCAAAGGCCTGAGTGCCGCGCGGGCTAGGGAAGTCAAGGACCTGGGGATGCGATTCGAGGCGCTGGGCGAGGCGATCAAGGGATATCGCCTGCAAGTGCAAGGCCTTGAGCAGATCACGCGGGGCCGTGCCGGTTTGGCGGCGATACCCGGCCTGATCAAGGTCGCCGCCAAGCCGGTGACGGTCAGCGCTGACTATCAGGCGCAGCTGCGTGATATCAGTGTCAAGACAGGTATGGATACCACCTCTGAGGCGGATGTCTCCCGCGAGGTGATTGCGACTTCGCGCAGCACCGGCATGTCGCGTAGCCAGTTGGTCCAACTGCTGGGCCAGATGATCGACAACGGCATGTCACTGCAGGCTGCCCGGGACAATCTGCCCACGGCAGCCACCTTTGCCGTCGGCCAGAACGCTACCGTCGATGATACCGCTGGGCTCATGCGAAGCCTGCAACTGGCCAAGGTGGAGTCGCCGGCGCAAGTCCGCGAAGCCTTGACGCTGCTGGTGACACAGGCCAAGACGGGCGGTTTCCATGGTGCCGAATTGGCCAAATGGGTACCGAAGCTGCTTCCTGGCCTCGAAGGCAGGCTGGAAGGGGTTGCAGCGGTCGGAGAGATAGGTGCGCTGTTGCAGGCGCAGATGAGCACTGCCAACGGTACCGCCGAGGCCGCAGGGAAGGTCGGTGCATCTCTGGCGGCTTCAGCCATGGGCGGCACTGTTGCAGGGGATCCGAAACATTTCACCGGCGACCAGGATCTGCTGCAAAAAATGCGCTCACCTGCCGGCCTTACCGACAGGGTCTTGGAAGAGGCTTTGCAAGCGCGTCAGGCATCATCCAGGCAAAAATGGTCACAGAGCGAGGAGGCTCTGGACGATTTGCAACGTAGTCTGGGCGATGGCATGAGTCCTGTGACCGATGCCTTGGCAGAGGGGGCGACCTACGTCTTGCGCAAGTTGACCGACCTGGCCGATGCATGCCCGGCCGTGGTGACGGCGTTGACAGGGGTTGCTGTCACGGTGATGGCAGTGGGGGCCGGCTACCGCAGTCTGCAGATCGGCAAAGGTGTTCTGGATCTGGGCAAGGGATTGTTCAAGGAGCGCGGGGCCCTGAAGCAGAAAGGGGTGTCCGAGATGCTCTCGTCGGTATTTGCCGACCCGGCATTGGGTGGCAGTCAGCCTATTGATGTACGGGTTGTCAATTGGGGCGCGCTTGGTCGTTCTGGCAAAGGGCGTCGTGGCCGCAAGCGCAATGCCAAGGTGCCCACTGCCCAACGGCCCCCGGCACAGGTGGCTGGAGCCGGCCGCGCAAGTCATGCCAAAACGGCTGGCGGTAAGGGCCGCCCGGCAAATCCGGGAGGCTTCGGTGTCGGCTTTGCCGGAGCACCGGTCGTGCCGGCGATGCGCAAGCAGGGGCCGTTGCCCGGCAGTGTGATGGCCCTGTCTTCGGGCAACCTGCCGGTGCCAGCTAGCGGTCATACCGATGTTGCGGGGCGCTCGCCGCGCTTGTGGGGCGGTGCTTCGTTTTCTTTGGTCGGAGGGGGGCTGTTCAAGCGGCTGCCCGGTGTTTCTATCCTGGATACAGGAATGCAGATCGTACAAACCTACCAGGGCAACGGCACGCGGCAAGAAAAGCTCGAAGGTTATGGTACGGCGGCAGGGGGGCTAGGAGGGGCCCTGGCCGGCGCTGCCGCAGGCGCGGCGATAGGCTCCGTTGTGCCTGTGCTGGGAACCGCGATTGGTGGCCTGATTGGCGGCATGCTGGGAGGGGCGGGTGGCGAGCGTCTCGGTAGCTGGCTGGCCAAGACCTGGTCGTCGGGGCCGACCTCGGAAAAGCCTTCGGTTCCTGCTGCCTCCTTGCCAACTGCCGTCGCTGCGTCGGGTGTACCTCCAGCTACCGTCAACCAGCAGTTCACCTTCACCTCCAATATGCCGGTCACCTTCAACAACAGCTTGGACGATCCGTCGGTACTCCAGCAGTTGGAGGCGATCGCCCGCCGGCAGTTGGAACAGCTGATGCGCCAGGCTCATCCGACACAAATGCTGGACACCCCACACATCACACTTTGAGGACTATCCATGACCTATCTGGAGCAGCTGCAAGCCACGCTGCACGCCCTGGTCAAGGCGGGAGAGGCAGGGCGTCGGCGTGCCGACGCCATGCTCGATCCGATGGACGAGGCGATCGACCATATCAAGGGTGCGGTCAGTGAGCTGGAGGGATTGCCGGTGATCGGTCCGATCATCGGTGCGAAGCTTCAGCGAACAATGCGTGCGATCAACCGGGCCCAGGCCCATGTGACCAAGGTAGTGGCCAAGTATGACCAGGCGGTGGCAGTGGTACGCCAGGTACGCGATCGTATCGACGGCTTTGCCGGCCACGCGGCCAAGGCCGGGGCGGCGATCCGCCGGGTGGTGGGAGCGGTGCGCTCGACGGTGAACGATGTACTGTCGACCTTGGGCTTCGCGCCCGAGGCGACGCCCGTCGCCGAGGCAGTCAAGCCGTTCCCCCACTTGTTGGTGCTGCAACCCCTGAAACCCGGCGCCGCACCCTACTACTTCAACCTCGACACCGCCGCTTTTGACCAGTTGCGTCGCCAGACGAACTATCGCTGGGCCGGGCAGGAGCGCCTGAGTCGTGACAACGCGCAACAGGCAGTGAGCCTGGGCGAGGAAAAAATCCGCATCAGCGGGGCGATCTATCCCGGCTTCAAGGGCGGCTTCGGCCAGTTGCAGACGCTGCGCAGCATCGGTCGCCAGTTGCTGCCGCTGTCCCTGACCACCGGCTACGGCGAGGTGCTCGGCACTTGGTGCCTGACCAGCATCGAAGAGGAGCAGAGCCGACTGCTGGCCGGCGGCATTGCGCGCAAACAAGGTTTTTCACTGGAGTTCGTGAGCTATGGCCAGGACTTGCACAACGTCTGAGGGTGATCTGCTCGACACGCTCTGCCAGCACTACTACGGGCAACTCGTCGGCACCGTCGAGGCGGTGCTTGATGCCAACCAGGGCCTGGCGGACGAGCCTCAGCCGTTTCGCGCGGGTGTGAGGATCGTGCTGCCGGAACGGCCCGTGGCGGCAAGCAACACCCTGCAATTGTGGGACTGATGCGTGGCCGGTTTCGACCGGGCCACGCAGCGGTTCTTTTCAAGGAGCCTGACACCATGCAACCGCAATTTCGCATCACCGCGGACGGCCGCGATATCACCGTCCTGATCAATGACCGCTTGCTGTCGCTGCGCACCACGGACAAGCCAGGCATGGAGTCGGACGAGTTCGAATTGCATATCGATGCGCGTGACGGCGTTGTCGCGCTGCCGGCCCGGGGAGCCGTGCTCGAGGTACACCTGGGGTATGCCGGGCAGACGTTGAACCTGCTGGGGCGTTACAGCGTCGATGAGGTCGAGCTGTCCGGCCCGCCGGACACCTTGGTGGTCCGTGGCAAGGCCTGTGACCTACGTGGCAGCGGCAAGACCATCCGCAGCGGCAGCTGGGAGCAGGTCACCCTGCAGCGTATCGTCGCCGACATCGCCGCGCGTAACGGCTGGCAGGCGGTATGCCCGGTAACGGCACAGGTGCCGCGGGTCGATCAATACAGCGAGTCCGATTTCAACTTCATCACGCGACTGGCGCGGTTGCATGACTGCACCGGCAAGCTCGCCAATGGCCAGTTGCTGGTGCTGCCGCGCCAGGGCGGCCAGAGCGCCAGCGGCAAGGCCCTGGGGGTGGTGAGCATTGCCCGTGGTGATGTCAGCCAGTGGCAGTTCCGCCTGGCCGACAAGAACACCCACAAGGCCGTCAGGACGCGCCACCTGGACGGCGCCAGTGGGCATCTGCAAGCGGTGGAACTGGCCAACGGCGATGCCCCGGATGGCTTGCAGCCGGTGTACACCGATCGTCATCTATACCCCAACCGCGCCGCCGCCGAGCAAGCGGCCAAGGCTCGGCTGGCCAGCTTCAATCGCGACACGGCCAATGTGCGCCTGGACATGCCGGGGCGTACCGACCTGTTTGCCGAGCGACGCATCGACCTGCAAGGGTTTCTCGCAGGACTGGACGGTATCTATCTGGTCGAGTCGGTAGAACAGATGTTCACCGCGTCGGGCTGGCGCACCACCGTGCAGTGCAATGGTGGTAATAGGGGGAAGGCGAGGGCGAAAGGAGGGATGCCCAAGCGAACCGGCATGGTGAGTCAATAATGGGTGAACAAGGGCAGGGGAACGCATTTCCCAGAGCCTTGGTTTCCAACACTCCTTTATTGTCCTTCGCCCGATGTGGAGGGTGACGGAAGAGGATCGAGTGGTTGGAACAATAAGTCACCGGGAACTGTATAGACCAGTCTGCTCACTCCACGTTCAAGGCGGAGGAGTGGCACATGGCTAGGACAGTTGAAATTATCTTGGGGTATATCGACAAGCCGGTCGGTGTGGCGGCGGCGGGAACGTCTTTGGTTGATCAGTACAACAGTGACAAGACGGGCTTCGCCTTGGTGAACCAGAGCGCGCAGACGGGGGCTGCGGTGGCCAATGTGACTTCGATTGTCAGGTTGACGGCGGGGCTTACGCCGTTTCTGAATATCAAGATGAATACGTTTGCAGCAACGACAGTATTTCTCAAGATAACAGCTCAATACCGGAGGCACGGTAATTTTAATCCCGGTGATGTCCTCAGTATCATTGGGAATGTGGCTGGGATTGTGGGTGGCGTGATATTGCTGGCTGGTACGGTAAAAGTATCTCTACCGTTCGTTGCGATTGGTGTGGGGACGAGCGTGGTAAGCGTCGTCATGTCAGATGCCGCGAAAGCGCTGCATGTGGCTTTCAGCAAGGCGTTATGGGAAAACTACCTTCAAGCGAATCCAAAGGAGAGTTTCCCTCGTTATTGGGTAGCACCAAATTTCAAACGGGCATCTCTCGCACACCTTGGTATCCATTATGCGGCCCGTGCTGAGGTTAGTAGAGAGGGCCGTCCGGCGAGGTCCATTGTGCTCATAAAAGATAAGCGTGAACGCCACTGGGCGCCTTGGGTTGGTGATGGGGATAAAGAGTATCCAGGTCCAATTATTTATCCTCTTTCAGAATTTCCTGATTGGCGAATCGATATTGGCCCTATTGAAATAGTCAGTCCCAAGTTGTCTCGTTGATCTAGAAGTTGGTGTTCTAAGAAGGTGTCTTCAATTATTTTGTTTCGCGAGCTGCTGAAAACAGTCTCGCCTAAACTACAGGTTTTTAATGTCTTGCTGGTTGCAGTCGTGCTGCTGGCGTCCGCAGCACTGTATTACAGCACGCTGCGGACATATACATTACCTGTTTTGACCCATCTGCTTTTTGTAGAGGGCCGGATCCACGGTGAGGGACAAATTTGGGCGTACGACCGAACCGTGGTCCAGTTTGGTGTTGCCTACAGCGTGCAAGAAAAAAAATATATTCAGCCTGTGTATGCTGATTTATCGGTCTACCAACAATCGGGATTGAAAATAGGTACCCGGGTGTATTTGGCCGTAGAGCCCCTGGGGCAAGGCAGTGAGGTGCGGGAACTAACAACTCAGGAAGGACGTGTTGTGTTCGATGATGAGCTGAATCGGCAGGTCATCGAGCGTAACAATGAGTCGGTTTGGCGGAGTATCGGTCTATTAGTGTTGATGGCATTAGTGCCTTTCTTCGTGGCACTTCGAATTGCCTGGAAAAGTCGTGGGACGCTTTTTCAATCATGCAGGTTGGCTGATTAAGTCCTGGCTCCAGTTGGGTTTCGTGCGGCAGGTAGTGACAGTTATGGGGAGGAGGTTCGATATATGGAAATTCCATTGGGGGAGTGGGGTGGGTGGCTTTATTTAGAGCCTATGATTTGCCACTCTCATCGCTTCCCTGTTGGTAAGTCGATGTTGATTCATTGAGGTCGGTAGCCTTCATGGAATACATATATACGCGATGGTGAGTGTGTGTCTTCCATAATAATATTCGCTCGAATGCTAAAAGAACTGCCTCCAAGACAACAGATTTTCAATATTTTTATTGTTGCGGTAGGGCTTTGGGGGCAGCTGCGCTCTACTACTCGCAGCTGCGAGTGCATACACCGATTGATGTAAGTAGGCTCGTAACCTTAGAGGGGTGTGTTAACGGTTACGCCTCATCTTGGGAGCATGACCCGGCTATCGTCAAATTGGGGGTTGCTTTCAGGTTGAACGGGGCAAAACATGTCAATGCAGTTTACGTCAACCAGGCGATCTACGAGCAGGCAGGCTTACGGATTGGTTCTAAGGTACTTCTGACTGTGGAAACAGGCGAGCAAGATACGGTCCTGCGTGAGCTGGCGACTCAGGAAGGGCGGGTTCTTTTCGATGATGACTTCAATCGGAAAATAATCGATTGGAACAATGAATCGATCTGGCGAAATGTCGTGCTTTTAGCTCTTGTATCTTTCGGGCCCTTTTTCATGGCACTTCGAGTCGCCTGGAAACACCGTCGGGCACTTTTCCAATAATGTCGATCGGTTCGATAAAGCCCGGGTTCGCGCCGGGCTTTTTTATGTCCGAACCCTGCGTGATCAAGGAGATATTTCATGCTTACGGAAGACCAACTACTTGCAATCTTCCCCAATGCCCGCCCTGTCGCGGACGTGTTTTTGCCAGCCCTGAACACCACTCTGCCGCGCTGGGAAATCGACAATCCCAAACGCGTTGCAGCGTTCCTCGCCCAGGTCGGGCATGAGTCCGGCCAACTGCGCTACCTCAAGGAGCTGGGCAATGATCGTTACCTCTCGCGTTATGACACGGGGAGCCTGGCTCTGCGGCTGGGCAACACCCCCGAAGCCGACGGTGATGGCCAACGCTATCGGGGGCGTGGCCTGATCCAGGTGACCGGTCGCAACAACTATCAAGCCTGCAGTCGGGCGCTGTTTGGTGATGAACGCCTGCTGGCGCAGCCCCAGATGCTCGAGCAGCCCCGCTGGGCCTGTGAGTCGGCCGCCTGGTTCTGGCATTCGCGTGGGCTCAATGCGCTGGCGGATCGGGGTGAGTTCAATCGTATTACCCGTCACATCAATGGTGGGCTCAATGGTTTGGACGATCGTCTGGCCTTGTGGGCCCGGGCGCGGGAGGTGCTGTGTTGAGCCGCCTGTGGCTGGCGCTTTGTCTGGTGCTCGTGCTGGTGTCCTCGGCATTGGCATGGCAGGTCCAGGCCTGGCGCTACGGTCGGTTGCTCGCGCAGCAGGCCGAAGCTCAAGCCCATGAGGCGCAGGTGCGTGCGGAACAGGCGGCGCGAGCGCTGCTCGTCGAGCGCGAGGGGCGTCAGCAACTTGAACAACGCCTGCAAGGCAGTGAAACACGACATTTTCAGGAGCTCGCCAATGCCCAACAGACTCAAGCTCGTCTGCGTGACCGTCTGGCTACTGCTGACCTGCGGTTGTCGGTCCTGGTCGAGCGCGACGCCAGCTGCTCCACAGTGCCTGCCACCTCCGCCGCCGGCGGCCTGGATCATGACCCCGTACGCGCCCGACTTGACCCGGCGGATGCTCGACGCATTATCGCCATCACCGACGCCGGAGACCGCGGACTGATCGCCCTGCGTGCCTGCCAGGACTACATCCGGACCCTGACGCGCTGA